GAATTGGAACGCTTCGCTGAGTTGATCCCACGGTGGCTGGCAGCGAACCCGATGCAAGAGGCAGGCGCATTACTGCAGATGCGTGAACCAGAGGTGGAGCAGTTGAAGACGATGGCGCGAGAGGCAGCAGCGGACCCAATGGGTACCGCAGAAGCGGTGGGGCGTGCAGCTGTGGGCGCTGTTAAAGACCCCCTGGGCACGGCAGAGAAGCTATCCCTGCCCGACATCGTGGGGGGTGGCAAAGCGTTGGGCAGCTTGGGGCGCATGGCACGCAAGCTGCGTGGACCTGACTTAATTGAATCGGTGATACCCGAAGCAAGGGTCGAGCGTCCTCGCACCCAGCCAGTGGGGGACTTTACAGGTAGAGCAGATCCAGGGCAAAGGGCGCTATCCCCTTCGGAGGCTGCACAAAACCTACGAACATGGGCGCGGGATGCCAGTTCCGAAGTGACTGAATCCGATGGGATTCCTAAAGTGTTGTACCATGGGACAAGCGATGACCTGGAATACTTTGACTTGAATCACCCCAATCGTAAAGACAGTGGATGGTTGGGGCATGGGGTCTACCTTACCAGCGACCCAGAGCTTGCCCGTTCTTACAGCCTGATGAAAAGAGGCGCGAGTGATCCAACGGTAATGCCCTTGTATATCCGATTGAAAAATCCATATCATGCAACGATAGATGACAAGTTGTTTGTGGAGTCGCAAATAAAAGAGCATGGGCCGCAAGCCTCAATAGACTTTACCAATAAGTTAAAGGCCCAGGGGTACGATGGGGTCATACTGGATCTGGGTAAATATGAGGGGTTGGTTGACCATCCCTACAGAAAGAATACCAAGGTCAATCTGGGAGAGTTGGGAGACAGGGTCGAGTATGTTGTCTTTGATCCGAATGACCTGAAGTCAGCTACGAAGAACATTGGCACTTATTCTGAGGGTGGGACGCTGTTCCGTGCAATAGCCCCCGTGGCAGCAGGCGCTAATGAACCAGGTGTTGTGGAGCCTATGGAGGAGGGTATTGAATAATCAGTACGGAGTGCCCATTAGGAAAATAGAGGATGGTCCTGTACCCAAGCCTACGCAAACCATACGAACACGCGACAAGGACGTTGATGCTGCCGCGCAGAAAATGGATCGTAGAGGGTATCATGTTCGCAGGCAGAAACGTGTAAGGTAATGGAACACATCCTCAGTGGCATACCGAAAGGTGAATAATGCCAGCCTACGATTGGTATTGCAAAAGCTGCGACCATGAAGAAAAGGATGTCTGGTACCACCGTGCCTCGCAAGTGCCCAAGCAGCGCAAGTGTGAGGGGTGCCTGGGCACGATGGCGCAGGACTTTCGCAATAAAGGGCGAAATCAGATCCACCTGACCCACAGCAGTCTCTATGGCAAGTACCAACCTGCGGTGGATGAGTATATCAACAGTTATTCGGATAAACAACGCATAATGAAGAAGTACAATATACAGGAGGCCAACGACCCCGTTGGAGGATCACGTTGCCACCGTATAGAACCCCCAGAGACTCCCAAACCACAGAGCGATTGGGTACGTAATCCCAGCAACGCACAGGAGTGAGGTGAGTGCCATGAGTGAAATGACCGAAGTAGTCGAATCCGCTGAAGTTGAAGAGACTGTAGCGGCTGCTCCCACCGAAGGGTCTGATGATTTTGCATCTGACCTGGGAGGGGATACCAGCAGTGAAAGCTCTGTAAGCTCCAGTGGGCACTCTTCTGCATTCGATCCGAAGGGTGTGTCCGATTGGGCACGCCAGGACAAATCGCAGGTGCCTTCTGAGTACCATGCGGTTATCGATACGGCAAAATCGCAGCAAGCCGATTACACCCGTAAGACGCAGGACCTGGCCGATCAACGCAGGCAGGTTGAGACACAGCAGCAGACGCAACAGCAGCAGGTGTATCAAGCGCTGCAGAACCAGGTCAATAACAACCAGCAACCCCAGGAGGACCCCTATGCGGATTTACGTGCGCGGCTGGGTCCCGATGAATCTTCTGCCATCGATGTAGTCAGGCAGATCATCAAAACGGAGATGGGAACGGGCAGCGACGATCTCAAAACCGAAGTGGGGCAACTCAAGCAGGGTTTAACCCTGTTGGCTCAGCAGCAGCAATCTGGGCGAGTGAAGGAAGCAGCTGGACAACTGCAGGATGCACGGGACAAGTACGGTGAAGCTCTGGACCCCTACGCTCCGCAGATCAAAGCCTTGATCAGTGTGCCGAACCCCGATACGGGTACGAATTACACCGTGTCTGAAGCGTATGAAGTGGTTAGCGGTGTGAAAGCGGATCAGGCCGCAGCACTGCGGCAAACGGACCAGAGTACCAGGCGTACCAGTAAGCGGCAGGCTAGCGGTGGAGCGCAGGTGACCGTAAGTGATGAAGGGGCACCGCTCAGTGATGGAGAACTTATCTCTGAGCTTAAAAACCTGGGCTTTGAATAGGTAATAACTACCGATAAATAAAGCCGTAACTTATTGCAGGACAGGTAATTACAATGGCAGCTATCACAACCACTGAAACCTGGGACGCGGCATGGACAACCACCATGCGCAGTAAGCGTAAGAGGTTGACGGATAATATCAGTAATTCGTACCCCACCATTGCGGCTTTTCGCAAAGGCGGGTTGATGGAAGTGTCCAAAGGGGGCAAGCAGATTCAGGAAGATTTGATGTATTCACTCACCGATTCGACCTGGTTTGACGGTTACGACACGCTTGACACTGACTCGACTGACGGCATAACGGCAGCGTTTGAATACTTCCGTTATAACGCGACTCCTATCGTCATTTCGATGACCGAAGAGATCGAAAATAAGGCCAGTGACAAAGCGATCAAGCTGTTGACTGCTAAGACCGAGCAGGCCATGACAGGTGCTATGTCTACGCTCAATGCTGCCCTCTTGGGGGCGCAGTCGGGCAAGAGCATCGTGGGCTTGCAGGACATCGCTTCGATCAGCAGCGGCGCTACGGTTCACAGCGTGAACTCTGGCACCAACACCTGGTGGGACAATAAGCGCGTTGATTACAACGCCACGTACTCGACAGCCAACTTTTCGGTGAAAGAATCGTCCACCGATATGTACAATGGCATCCTGGCTATGCGGGACCTTTGGAACAAAGTTTCTGAGGGTAACGACACCCCTGACACCTTGATTTCCAATTATAGTGTGTACGGGGATTACGAGGCTATCTTTGAGGGAACGGGCTACTATCGCTTCACCAGCGCAACGGATCAGGCTATTGGCAGTGGCAGTCAGAACGCCACCTACCGTGGTGTGCAGTTCATCGTAGATCGGGACAGCCCAGGGACTGCGGCTAATCATCAGCTTTTCATGCTGCAGACCAAGTACCTCAAGCTCCGCTTGCAGGAAGGGTTGAACTTTGCCAAGACTCCGTTCAAAGAGCCTTCAAACCAACAGGCCAAGGTCGGCTTTGTGATCGTGGGTTGTCAGCTGATGACCAACAATCGCAGACGCCAGGGCGTGATCGATAACATCACGACCTCGACCACGGTTTAATTAACCTGGGGGGCAAGCCAATGCCCCCTCTTTAACCCTGCTCATAGGGAAAAGGGAAACGAACAATGGCACCAACAGTTCAAAACAATGACTATACCACGAACCGCATTGGCGGCACGGGTATAGGCAGTCGCGCAGGACAGGGACTCTTTGCCGAGTCCTCGACTGCTAAGTATGACCTGGGCGCAAAGCTGGAGTTTTCGGATGGTCGCGTATTCCGCTACACCCAAGCGGGTGGGGCAGTTACCGCTGGGCATCTGGTGGCTCAGGATTTCAGCGCTGGCAACATCGCCGAGTTTGATGATGCGACTATCTCACCTGTAGCTGCAGGCGCTACTGTTATCACCATTACCGCATCTGCGCTTTCGGGCGTAGATGATGTAAATGAGTTGGCAGGTAGCTACCTGATGACCATAGATGGTACTGGCGAATACTACAGCTACAAGATTAAGTCGCATACGGTTGAGTCCAGCAATGCGGTGGAGTTCACTTTGTTTGATCCACTGCACACAGCAGTCGCAAGCGGAACGACTGACCTTCAGATCATTGCGCCAGCGTTTCGTAAGGTGATAACGTGCGCTGCAAGCACCGATGCGAACTCTGATACGATGCCTGTTGGAGTTAGCTTTCGTGGCTTGACTTCAGCCTATTACGGCTGGATACAAACCAGCGGCATTGCCTGTGTTCGCTATGACCTCAATAGCTTAACTGCAACGGATATTCATGCAGGTAGACCTGTGGTTCCTTCGGTAAATCACGGGGGGTCCGTGCAGCCTTCGCAGGCCGCAGCGGAAGGGACTGCCAATGATCTGAGCTATCAGGTTGGCACGTTGGCATACGGTGATGTTGTAGACAATCAGCAGGCAGCAGTGTATCTGAACCTGCCTGCGTAACCCATATGGGCAGGGGGGATACACCCCCTGCCCATCTTACTACGAGGATATCATGGCTAGACCGAGGAAGAACCCTCTCCCTGACACTCCCTTGAACCTGGGTACCCCTGTAGAGGCTGAGATGGTGGTTAAGTCTGAAGCTACCGTTGAGCCTGCGCAGGAACCTTCTATTCTCGACTTGATTGAACGGGCCTCCGATGCGCAGAAGGCACAGATCCGTAATGCGCTGGGGGTGCAAGCTACGATCAAACCTCCGCGCAGGCAGACCAATGCCGATGCGGTGCAGGTGCTGGCCGCACATGGGGGCGGGACCTTTCAAAAGACGGGGTTTGTGCCTTGTCCTCCGCAGGGGGTGAGTTCCAAGGGACCAGCGGCAGAGGCTAAATGGTTGCGGCAATGGGAAGAGGGACAAACCTATTCCTCTCGCAACGCTGAGATCGATGCGGATGGTATCGACGCTGAAGCGCTAGCCGCCACTGCGGTTGAATGAACCAGCGCACCGAGCAGGTGGTGGCAGGGAGTGTCAATGCGGCTTCGGTCTTCGGTGAGGCGGCGAACTTCGGTGCTGCGGATATAGGCACCCTGGACCTGTCTGACTCGTTCAGTGTGCCCACCCTCACCACTACAGAGCGCGATGCCCTGACCGCTGCTAATGGTATGCTGATCTACAACACCTCTACCAACAAGTTCCAGGGTTATGAGAATGGATCGTGGAGTAACCTGATATGACCGTACTAGAGTGTATCCAGATGGCGTTATCGCGCACGGGGTTGTCCACTACGAATACGGACTTCCAGACGCAAGCCAGGATATACCTCAATGCTACTCTGCAGCAGTTGGCAGGGGAAGCGACCTGGTGGTGGCTGCACAAGACCGATAGCATCCAATGCACTCGTGAGTTCACCCTGACCAGCGACACGGGCACCTTCACTGCGGAGAGTACGGTAACAGGGCAGACTAGTGCCGCTACCGCTACGGTAACCTCCTGGGTCGCTTCGACTAAGGTGCTGACGGTCAAGGATGAGTCGGGCACCTTCAGCACCAGTGAGGTGGTGCAGCAGAGCGGTTCAATCTATGGGACGCTCAGCAGTATCGCCGCTACCAAGACCTACAGCCTCGCCTCTGACGTAGCGTATGCGCTGAGCTTTCGCAATAAGACGCAAGACTATGTCATGCAGATTCAGGGCAGTGAGTCATTGGATCTGCGCGATCCCGATCAGGACCAGACCGGAGAACCCAATTCGGTCACTATGATTGGGCTGGACGCTACCACGGGGTACCAGAAGGTGCAGCTACACCCTGGCCCTGATGATTCGACAACGGACATCGACTATCGCTACTACGCCTATTTGCCCGATTACACTTCAGACGATAATTCAGTCAATCTGAACGTGAAGGT